GCTCGGAGATGTGTATAAGATACAGGAATATATCTGCCGAAAATACTTTTATGGTAAAGGACGACAGCATAGAGGAAAATGAACTCTTTGCTGTCTATTATTATATCCGGAAAGATGATTCCGGAATGCGGCCAGATCATTACAGAGCTACGGTAGTAACTCCAAATTATAAATATGAGTTGGATATTGAAAATAGCAACACATACCAGCCAACCACAGAACAGGCAGCGCCCCATTATCTTAGTGAAATTCCGATCATTGAGTATTTAAACAATAAACTGGCAATCGGAGATTTTGAACTACAGATACCTCTGATTGATGCGTACAACGCACTGATGAGCGATCGTATAACCGATAAAGAGCAGTTCATTGATGCAATTTTGGCTATTTACGGAACATTGCTGACGGATGAGGACGAATCAGACACTGAGGGTGAAGACGAAAGTATTCGAAAAGCAAAAGCACGCTTAAAAGAATATAAAATTCTTGAGATGCCCGATACGGCGAAGGCAGAGTATCTGACAAGGACATTTGATGAGAATGGAGTGGAGATCCTCAAGAAAGCCATTGAGCAGGATATCCATAAATTTTCGCACATTCCTTGCATGACAGACGAAAATTTTAGTGGCAATGTCAGCGGCGTGGCTATGGAATTCAAACTTCTGGGTATGGAGAATATTACCAAAATCAAGACCAGGTATTATCGTAAGGGTCTGAGAAAAAGAATGAGGATTTTCTGTAAATTCCTTGCGATGAAAGGTGTCAATATTGACATGATGGGGATTACGATGATATTCACCAGGGCTCTTCCCAAAAATCTTCTTGAGATCTCACAGATGGTATCCAATCTGAAAGGTGTTGTAAGCAGAAGAACACTTCTGGCACAGATTCCGTTTGTAGAAAATGTAGACGAAGAGCTTGCGGCTGTAAAAGAAGAAGCAGAAGAAGAATTAAAACGGCAGCAGGAAGCCTTTGGCCTACAGAACAACACCCCACCAGAACAGGATACTGATAATAAGAAGCAGGACAATGTAGATGAGTAGGAAATACTGGGAGCAGAGATCCGCCTGGGACATGTACCAGTTTATGGAAGACGCAGAAAAAACAGCAGATCTCATTACCAAGGTATACCGGAAAGCTTCCCTACAGCTGGAATATGCTGCAAGAGATATTTTTGAGAAGTTCATGACAAAGTATGGTCTATCAGAAACAGAAGCTTGGCAGATCATAAACTCTATCCAGGATAAAAACTCCATTGATCAGCTGAAAAAGGAACTCCAGAACCGGAAGAATGACAGTGAGATTTTGAAAAAACTGGAATCTCCTGCGTATCGGGCAAGACTGGAACACCTGCAGGATCTTATGACACAGGTAGATGCAGTGATGCAGCAGGTGTATCAGCAGGAGAAGCAGTTCGATACAAAGCTTCTGGAGCAGCTTGGAGAAAAAGCTTATTATCATTCTATCTACAATATGCAGAAAGAAACCGGTCTGGCATTCAGCTTCTCTCATGTGAGCAGTAAGCAGATTGACCAGGCTCTGCAGATGAAATGGTCCGGAAAACATTTTTCAGACCGTATCTGGCAAAACACACAGCAGCTTGCAGATTCCTTGAAGGATGAATTACTGATCAGCCTCCTTACCGGTCGGACAGACCGGGAAACAGCGGAATCCATCCAGGCCCAGTGCGGAGGGGGAGCAAAGCAGGCCAGGCGATTGGTAAGAACAGAATCCTGTTACATGGCAGGAGAATTGACTGCACAGAGTTATATTGACTGCGGGATCAAGAATTATCGCTATGTGGCTGTGTTGGATCTTCGTACCAGTAAGATCTGCCGAGAGCTGGATGGAAAGGTTTTTCCAGTGAAAGACCGAAAAGCCGGAGTGAACTATCCGCCCATGCATCCATATTGCCGCTCCACAACGATTTCTGTCATAGATGATAAAATCCTCAGAAACATGAAAAGAAGCGCCTACAACTCGGAAACAGGGCGTACAGAGATGGTTCCTGCGGATATGACCTATGAACAGTGGTATGAGAAATACATCAAAGGAAATCCAAAAGCAGAAGCCCAGGAGAAAGCAGTCAAGAACGCTTCGTCAGACCGGAAGCAGTATGAGCGGTATCGGGAACTTCTTGGAAAAGACATGCCGAAACATTTTGCAGACTTCCAGGAAATGAAGTATAATGAACCTGAGAAGTGGGAACTGCTCAGGACTTATGCTCGTTCTGTAGATAAAGGCATGATATCTCCATTATCTGGATTCAAAAATTATCAGAAGATTTATAATGAAATCAATGAAAAAGTTGTTGGTATAAAGACTTCTGAGGGAACAGCAGTAACCAGACAAAGTAAACATTTCATGGACAGAGTAATCGGAACCATGAAAGATCCAAAAACGGGAAGATCACGATCAGGAGTTACCGTGGAAGGAATACGGGATGCGCTGGAGAATCCGGCGAAAGTATTTCCTACGAGAACGGATCCTGATTCAAGAAAAAGCCAGAAATATATTGGCAGACATGGAACAGTCTCATTAGATCCTGAGACGGGGATTCTGATTCAATGCAATCCAACAGATGCAGACTATGTAAGGAGAATAGCAAATGGAAATGCGAAGATTTGAACTAAAAAAAGAGCAGATCGAATTTCTTAAAGAAATGTATCCTGACAATGAGCTGGTTCAGAGAGTACTGAATTGTGAAAATAATGGAGTATTTGAAGTAGATGTGGATACCAAAATTGATTTTATGCTTTTTGTGGAAGATGAGTCGGTATATTGGATGGACGCAAATTATGAGCCATCAGCGAAAACATATATGCTTGAATCAATAAGGGATGATATTTATTATCAGACCAACTGATACCACCAGTCAGAAATGACCGGTGGTATTTTTATACCCATTTTTAAGAAAGAGAGGAACGAAAATGAAGAAATTATTTATCAGCCAGCCAATGGGCGGGAAAACAGACGAGGAGATTCTTGAAGAGCGTGAGAGGGCGATTGAGGCAGCAAAAGAACTGTTGGGAGAACCTGTGGAAGTTATTGATTCTTTCTTCCAGTCAGCACCAGTAGGGGCAAAGCCTCTGTGGTTCCTTGGAAAGTCGTTGGAGCTTTTGTCTGGTGCTGATATTGCCTATTTTGCAAAAGACTGGCAGAAAGCAAGAGGCTGTAAGATTGAGCACGAGTGTGCAGTTGAGTATGGGATTCCGAGGATTGACCATGCGTAGGAGGTAAGGAATGAGAAACGAAGAATTTTTAAGACTTTGCAAAGCAAAAGTAGCTGAATATACCAATACCCACATGGACAAGACCGATGGAAAACAGATCACTGTACAGGATGTGTACGTGGTATGGAGTTGTAAGACATTACAGAACAGTAAAGCACTTCTGAGTACTACGGTGCCGGATGGAATGTATTATGAGCTGACATATAACGGAGATAAGAACGAACTGTATTTTGATGCTTATAAAAAGTTTCAGAATATGTGCTTTAAACTGTAATTGCGCCGGCGCAACGGAGGGGAGGTGAGGACCATGAAAGTAAAGTGCATCAAAAGATACAGCGACATCTGCTTAAAAGAAGTCGTTGAGAAGGGAACTGTCCTGGAAGTGACAAAAGAGAGAGGAGCACATTTGATCAATGAAGGGGCTGCTGAAGCAGTGAGTGAGGCGAAGGCAGCAGCTAAAGGGAAGGAATAGGTGATCCAATTATCTCCCGGTGAGACGCAGGGTGAAGCGTCTTATTTTTTATGCCTTTTTCCGCCAGGCGTTAAAGAAGCGGATTCCACAAACTGAATGGCCCGGGCGTGAGAACGAATAGGCTGGGCAGAAAGGAAAAGATATGAGAAACAGAGTATTCAAAGCAATGTGTAAAGTTCCAATGAACCTGCAGTTATTCGCAGAAGGCGGAGACGGTGCTGGGGCCGGTGAGGGCAATGGCGGCGGATCCGGAGAAGGTACGGGCGGCGAAGGAGATAATCCTCCATCTTTTGATGACTTCCTGAAAACAGGCAGTAATCAGGCAGAATTTGACAGACGTGTCCAGAAGGCAGTCAATACGGCAGTGACAAACGCACAGGAAAAGTGGCAGGCACTGACGGATGATAAGCTTTCCGAGGCTGAGAAGCTGGCCAAGATGACCAAGGAAGAAAAAGCGCAGTACATGCAGAATAAAAAAGAAAAGGAACTTTCCGACAGGGAGGCAGCAGTAACCAGAAGTGAGCTCATGGCAGAAGCAAAGAACAACCTGTCAGACGAAGGACTTCCGGTGGAGCTTGCAGAAGTACTGAATTATACAGATGCAGATGCCTGCAAGAAATCAATGGAAACTGTCAAGAAAGCATTCCAGACAGCTGTTGAAAAGGCAGTAGATGAGAAATTGAAAGGCGGTAAGCCTCCGAAAAAAGCACCGGAAACTAACACACAGGAAGCCCTTGAAAAGCAGGTATACAATGCGATGATGGGCATTTTCTAAAAGGAGAGTGAATAAACAATGGCAATCAACACTTTAGCAACAGCAACCTTATTCATGACACAGCTTGATAAGATCGCTGTCCGGGAAGCAACCACCGGCTGGATGGATGCTAATGCCGGTCAGGTGATCTATAACGGCGGTGCCGAGGTAAAGATCCCGAAAATGAACGTTCAGGGAATGGGTGACTATGATCGTGAGAATGGATATCAGCGCGGTTCCGTTACCCTGGAGTACGAAACAAGAAAAATGACACAGGATCGTGGCCGTCTGTTTCAGATTGATCCGATGGACATTAATGAAACAAACTTTATCCCAACAGCTAGCGCGATTATGGGAGAGTTCCAGAGAACACAGGTAGTTCCAGAGATCGACGCATACCGTATTAGCAAACTGGCCACTGAAACAATCACAGCCAATAAGGCAGGAATGATCGGAGAATCTTACGTGCCAGGAGCAACAGGAACATCTGCCCTGCGTAAGCTGAAAGAAGGAATCAAGGCGGTAAGAGAAAACTATAACGGAGCTCTTATTTGCCAGGCAACACCGGATTTCATCATGGAACTGGAGCTGGAGCTTGCAGGTAAGATCACAGCAGTAACGTTCTCAAAAGGTGGAATTCAGACCCAGGTTCCTTCTGTGGATGGCGTACCGCTGGTTTCCACACCTTCCAACCGTATGTACACAACCGTTAAGGTTAATGACGGTAAAACAAGCGGGCAGGAAAAAGGTGGATACGAAAAAGGAACATCTGCAAAGAACCTGAACTTCTTCATCTGCCCGGTAACAACACCGATCGCGGTGACAAAGCAGGATATCATGCGTATTTTTGACCCGACAACAAACCAGAAACTGAACGCATGGCAGATGGATTACCGCCGTTTCCATGATATGTGGATTCTGGACAACAAACTGAATTCCATCTACCTGAGCATGCAGGAGGCAAAAGCATGAGACTGATCCGTAAAAATGTGGAAAGAGAAGCTGATGGGACAACAGCAGAAAAGCTGATCAGCGATGGATTTACGCCAATGGGAGAAAAAAAGCCAGATACAGTACCAGAAGAGAAAACCGGCAAGAATATTGAAGATATGACAGTCGAGGAGCTGAAAGCTCTTGCAAAGGAGAAAGGCCTGACTGGTGTATCTTCCCTTGCTAAGGCAGATCTGCTTGCTATTTTGAAAGGATGATCCTGTGGCGAAAAGTAAAGACATAGAAAGAGTTCAGACCTTGACAGGAGAAAAAGATGAGGATCTCATAGAGATTCTTCTTGATGATGCAGAAACTTTCGTACTGTCTTACACAAACCGGACACGATTAAAAACTGGACTTGAAAAAGCAGTCAGGGATCTTGCCGTGATCGCTTTGAACCGGATAGGAACGGAGGGGGAAAAGTCCAGAAGTGAGGGCGGAGAGAGTTACACTTTTGATGATGCGCCGAAGCAGATCTATGACACACTGAACCGGTATCGCCTGGCCAGAGTAGGAGGCAAGACTTATGAGGTTGAGAAGAAACAGACTTGAGGAATTTTTCCACAAGAAAATGACGGTAAAGAAAGACAAGGAAGGCAGTACCAGTGAAGAATATGGTGCTGCCTCTTCCGTTACCGGGGAGATCTGGCCGGCATCCGGAAAGGTACAGGCTGAGCAATACGGCCAGCGTCTGAACTATATCCGAAATGTACGGATACAGGGAAGCTACAAGACTCAGGCCGATGAAAAAGGCCGGCTGCATTATATCCTGGAAGACGGAACGGATATAGAAGAACGGGATGGGATCTGTTTGTATGTAACAGCGGATCAGTCTCCGGATTATCGGATCATATCAATCAAACCATATCGTTTCCTGACCATGGAGGTAGAAAAGATATGAGTGTAAAGGGATTTGATGAGGTAGCAAAAGCATTGAAAGAGGTGTCCGAGTTGGACACCCGGCAGGCTGTAGAAGAAGCAATCCAGTTTGTGCGGTCGGCAGCGATTGAGAATTGCCATGCAGATACCGAAGAACTCAGACACAGTATTTTTGCCGAGGTTACAGAACAGGAAGATACTGTCACTGGCACCTGCTGGACAAATAAAGCTTATGCACCATATCTGGAATTTGGAACCGGACCAAAAGGGCAGGAGAAACATGCCGGTATCTCTCCGGAGGTAACTCCGGTCTACACCCAGCAGCCATGGTGGATCCATGAAAGCCAGATAGACAGAAGAGTGGCTGAAAAGTACCGCTGGCCATATGTAGACACACCGGACGGCAGATTCTATAAATGCAGCGGAAATCCGGCCTATCCGTTCCTGTATCCGGCCATGAAGGACAATGAAGAACAGATCTTAAAGATACTGGGTGGAAACCTTGTGTCAGATTTGGAGGATATATGAAGAATGTAAAAGATCAGGTGTATGCGGCACTGTGCACGGTATCAGAAAATGTTTCAGATGCGTACCCACGTTCCTGGGCAGAGGGCTCAACAATTCAGTATACCGAAGAACAGAATGATGTATATGAAGCGAGCTCAAGCGAAGAGGGAATGAGGGAAGACAAAGCTCTGGTGAGATACCGGATCGACATCTGGAATAATCACAGTACCTCAGAGATCTCCCTGCGGGTGGATGAGGCAATGAAAGTAACAGGCCTGAAACGGATCGCATGTGCAGATGTGCCGGATCCGTCAGGGATGAAGCATAAACAGATGCGCTACGAAGGGATCATTGATATGGATTCTGACAGCGCGTACTGGAGATAAGGAGGAATAGCGATGTTAGCAAATGGAGCAACATTAGGTTACAGAAAACACACAGCTGGAGAAAACTCTGCAGCTTACACAGATCTTCCAGGACTGAAAGAGATCCCGGAAGTCGGAGTGGAACTGGATAAGGAGGAAAATACCTGCCTTACAGATCCACACAAGATGTACGAGGAAGGTATTGGAGACCTTCCTGATATGAAGTACAAATGGAAGTACGACAACAGCAAAGCCGGAAGCCCGTACAGGCTTATGAGAGATGCAGCAGACAAAAAAGAGATATGGGATTTTCAGGAAAAAACAAAGGATGGAACAGTTACCGAGTTTACTGCACAGTTTTCCGTAAAACGTACCGGTGGCGGTGTAAACGGTGTGATCGAGTTTGAGGCAACCATGGCCGTACAGTCTGAGATTAAGCAGACAGATCCGGTGTAAGGAGGAATAAAAGATGATGAATTTTGAAGGTATTCAGGATCTGGGCGGAGCTTCTGCCCAGAATGAGACACAGGCTCCGGAGGAAAAAGTAGTCAATCTGGAGGAACAGAAGAAAAAGAGACAGCCCTTTGCTTATTGGAATGTAGGCGGCAGGAACTTCAAGATGAAACTGAAAGCTTCCGGAATCGGACGCCTGGAAAATAAGTACAGACAGAATCTTATGAATATGATTGATGATATTCCGCCGCTTTCTGTGATGCTTACGATCATTCAGGAAGCTATGAGCCCGTGGGAGCATGGGATTGATTATCAGGATGTGCAGAAGCTGTATGACGCATGGATTGATGAAGGGAACAGTCAGCTGGAACTCTATCAGAAGATTTTGATTCCACTCATGGTGGTATCGGGTTTTTTACCGGAGAAGACAGCGGCATCCCTTCTGGAGGAAATCGAGAACTCCTGATGTCAGAACAGCTCTCAGAGCTGTATCCGGTAGCCCTTGAGATGGGGATCTCGGCGGAAACATTCTGGAATCTTTCTGTAAATGAGATATTCGATACTTTGGAAAATATAAGAAGGCGGTTGCTCAGAGAAGAAAAGCAGCGGATTATGGATAACTTCATCCAGGCCCAGGCCATAGCAGTAGATATCTCAGCGTTATTTGCCAAAGATGGCAAGGAGGCTCGTCCCTGGGATTATTATCCGGAATTGTTCGAAAAGGAACAGAAGATATACGAAGAAGCAGAAGAAGCACGCCAGTGGGAAGAGTACATGGAAAAAAGAAGGGCGTACAACGCCGAATGGAACTATAGACATAATCATTAATTTTCTGAGAAAAAGAGGGGAGGTGAGACCATGGGAGATACACTTCATAAGATGCAGGTTATTATTGAGGCAACAACCAGTCCGCTGAAAAAGGAGATGGAAAACAGCCGGCGGGAAGTAAAGAAAAGCGTTGAAGAAATCCAGAAGGAAACTGAGAAAGTAAAGAATCCGTTCAAGGGGATGGAAAGCAAGGCACTGCAGCCGGTAAGGAATATCCTGAATAAGATCAGGGAAATGCTCAGCAGGAATCCTGTGAAAAATTTCCAGATCAAGGCAGGCATCAAAGTTCCAACGGAAGAGTATCAGCAGCTGAACTCCACAATTCAAAAAACACAGGCTCAGCTCAATAAATATTATGAACGCCGGGATAAGATGAGTGATCTTGGCGTGGATCAGGAAAGCATGAGCTGGAGAAGCCTGGCATATGACATTGAGGGCGCTGAACGTAAATTGAGAATGTATGAAACTGACAAAAAACGTATGGAATCCTCAAATACAGACGTAAAGCGGCCGGTATCTCTTCCGAGACAGGCATTGAACTTTGGAACAGGAATTTTCAAAGGAATAGGAACAACTGTTTCAAAGGGCTGGGGAGGTTTTACAAAGCTTTTGGGAGGTGTTAGAAACATTGCATCTTCCTTCACCGGTGTGATCCGGAAATGCACCGGTGCTTATGCTGCACTGATTCAGAAGTTCATATCAGGTATTCCGTTCCTGAACCGGACAAAATCCTCATTTAATGGACTGGGAACATCCGGACGAGGACTAACTGGAATATTAAAAACAGTCGGAATGACTGCGAAATTTATGTTTGCAAGCTTTGTGATCCGTGGCGCAGTGGATGGGGCAAAGCAGGGAATGCAGAACCTTGCCCAGTACAGCGGAGAGACAAACAGAAGTATTTCACTCCTGATGTCCTCATTGACACAGCTTAAAAATTCCCTTGCAACAGCATTTGCACCAATTCTGAATGTGGTAGCACCAATCCTGAACAGCTTTATCCAGAAGGTGATCAGCGTGGTGAATGCCATAGGCCAGCTGATGGGAGCTCTCACAGGCAAAACCACCATGGTCACGGCTAAGAAAGTCAATCAGGATTATGCTGCAAGTCTGAACAGCACATCAACAGGTCTGAAGAATAATGCAAAGAACGCGGATACGGCATCAAAAGCGGCAAAACAATATCAGCGTACTCTTCTGGGATTCGACCAGATCAACAAGCTGAACGATGATTCAGACAGCTCTGGTTCCGGAGGGACAGGAAGTGGAACGGATACATCACCGTTTGGTGGTGTTAATGATATGTTTCAGACAACGGCCATCAAGAGCCGTTTTAAAGATCTCGCAAAACTGATCAAAGATTCCTGGAAGTCCGGTGATTTTACAGAACTTGGCGCCATGGTCGGCAATAAGCTAAACGAAGCACTGGAACGTATTCCGTGGGGTAAAATTCAGAATACCTGTAACAAGATTGCAAAGAGTATTGCTACTTTCCTGAATGGCTTCATAGAAGCTACAGACTGGGGGTTGGCTGGAAATACTTTTGCGCAAGGATTAAACACCGCCTTTGGTTTTGCGGATACTTTTGCAAAGAATTTCCGCTGGAACAGTCTTGGGAAAGCTATCGGAGATGGAGTCAATGGTGCTCTTGAAGGCCTTGACTGGAACCTGATCAAAGGAACCGTACATGATACTGTATTTGGCTTGGTAAGCACACTGAATACAGCGATTGCGACAACCAATTGGAGTGTTGTTGGAAAAACTGTTGGAGAGTGCTTTAACACACGACTGGAAGCACTTTATACCACAGTTCATAACTTTGACTGGAGAGGCCTGGGCACTGCACTGGCTGATCTCGTAACCAACACGGTCAAAACCATTGATACTGGAAAAATAGGGCAGACCTTATCTGATGGGATAAAAGGCTTTTTTGATTTTGTAATCTCAGCAATCGAGCACATGGATTGGTGGTCCATGGGGGACACCATCTATAACAAAGCAAAAGATCTGCTGGTAAACATTGACTGGAACGGCATTGCCGACAGAGTTTTTGAAGCGATTGGAGCTGCATTTGGAGGTTTTGCCGCATTTATTGGCAGTATCTTTAAAAATGCAGTTGCAGATGCAAGGAAGTATATTATAAAGCATTTCACAGAAACTGGAAAATTCACCTGGGAAGGCTTTAAAAATGGTGTTGTGCAGTTATTTAAAGATATAGGAACCTGGATTAAGGCACACATTTTTAAACCATTCATAAACGGATTCAAAAAAGCTTTCGGAATCCATTCACCATCAACAGTCATGCGTACGCAGGGTGGATATGTTATATCTGGCCTGTTCAATGGAATGAAAGACAATCTGCCATCAGTCCTGAACTGGGTAAGCAGGATTCCAGGTTGGACGAAAGAAAAACTGGGAAATACAAAGAACTGGTTGCAGGGAAAAGGAAAAGATGCGATTGCCGGATTAAAGAATGGATATGAAGCTGTAAAAGAATCTGTTTTTTTGAACAGAGTGAAGCGAATCAGTAACGAAACTTTTAACGCAATCGGGGATATCAGATCGAAAGTAACTTCGAAAGGAACTGATATTATTAATGGTATACAGTCGGGTTTTAACAGCAACTGGAATGTACTGTCGACTATGCTGAGTAGCATCCCGGGAAAAGTTGCGAATGCTATTCCAAACCTGTACGATGTCGGAAAGAGTGTTATTCAGAATTTTGCCAATGGTTTTGCAAGTGTGCATATTCCGATGCCGCACATCGGATGGGACTGGTCAGGTGGAAATATTTCTATTGGAAATTTCAGATTTTCATTGCCGCGTTTTAACATAAATTGGTATGCAAACGGCGGTTTCCCGGATATGGGAGAAATGTTTATTGCACGTGAGTCTGGACCGGAGCTTGTTGGAAAGATGGGAAACCGGTCAGCAGTAGCAAACAATAATCAGATTATAGCTGGAATCCGGGCAGGTGTATTTGAAGCGGTTGTAAATGCTTTTGAAAGTATGAGAAGCAGCAATCGCGGTCAGGAGGTTCACATTTATCTACAGGGAGATGCAAAAGAGCTTTTCAAAGTAGTACGTAAAGAGGGAAACAATTATCAAAAACAGACCGGAAAACCGGTATTCGGATAGGAGGCGGTTAAGTGGCAGATGAGCTTATTATTGGCGGAGTTACCATGCCGACTCCGTCTCTTAATGGAATGACCATAAAAAAAGAAAAAGTCTGGTCAAACAATACAGGACGTGCGGCCAATGCAGAGATGATCGGAGATGTCATAGCTATAAAATATACGATCGAATGTACGTGGCCGATGTTAAGCAGGGCTGATGTGGTAAAGATAGATAAAGCCATCAGTCCGGCTTTTTTTGATGTTACATTCACGGATCCTGGAACAAATACTCGTGTAACAAAGAAATTTTATTCAAACACACCTACATACCCAGTATACAGCTATGTAAAAGGCGTAAAGACATACAAAGGGGTGGGTGCAACACTGATTGAAAAGTGAGGAATGAGAACAATGAAGATGAAAAACAAAGAGATCGTCACATTTTTAAATACCTGTACAGGATTAAAGCAGAAACACCTGCCAGTCCGCCTGGCATATGCGATCAAAAAGAATATATCCGCAGTCCAGGAGGCAGCAGCGGCATACAGTGCGGAGAGGGAAGAACTCATTAACCGTTATGCAAAAAAAGATGATTCAGGGGATCCTGTGATCGAAAATGACTGCTATGTCATGGAAGATAAAGCCGGTTTTACAAAAGACATGAGTGATCTGCTTGATATTGAAACAGAGGTGGAAATCCACACAGTTTCCCTTGCAGTAGTGGAAAAATGTGATGATGATCCGAAATATGACGCACTGACCATGGAAGAACTGGATGTTATCGACTGTATGCTGACAGAGTAAGGAGGGGATCCTGTGTATCAGTCAACGGCAGAATTCGGGAACCTGGTGCAGCAGGATTCCCGAACATTTAAATGTTTGATCACATACGATAAGGTGTCGATCACAACAGTAAAGAGTATCAAATTCACCGGTGGATCAGAGGGCGGAGATGATTTTTCTCTGGGATCGGCTATGTCACAATATGTAGAGGTTACGGTCCCGGATAAAAATTATCTGCTCGAAGGAAAAGAGATCCTTCTGCAGATCGGTATGGCTGTGAATGGCAAGATGGAATATATCCCTGTAGGATATTTTACCGTCGGGAAACCAAAGAAGAGCGATAACCAGATCACGTTCACTGCATACGACCGTATGATGAAAACGGAAAGACCGTTTTCCATGAACGGTTCTGATACAAACACTGTGAGTGTACTGAAAAGAGTTGCAGAGATCACAGGGATTACGGTTATAACGACCGGACTTACGGCAGTGTCTATGAAAGTTCCAAAAGGTTATAGCTGCAGGGAGGTACTTTGCTACGTGGCGCAGCTGCATGGTGCTTTTGCTGTATGCAACCGTAAAGGACAGATTGAACTGCACACATATAAAGATTCCGGGTATGGAGTAAATCCGGGGCGGTACTGGGAAAGTTTTGAACACAATGAGTATACTTTTGATGTCTCAAAATTAGAGTGCTATACGGGAAAGGACAAAGACGGAAACAGCATTTCGATAAGCGCAGGATCCGGCGCCAGGGCTGTGACATTTTCCAATCCATTTATGACTCAGACTGCACTTAACAGTGTACAGGCATCGCTTCAGAGTTTTTCATACATGCCTGGAAAATTAAAAATGCTGGGAGATCCCCGTCTGGATCCGTGGGATATTCTGACAATAAAAGACCTTGCCGGGAAATCTTACAAGGTTCCGATCATGAAACTGGAATGGGAGTATGACGGCGGTCTGACGTATTCTGTCGAAGCAGTAGGGCTGTCGGAAGAAGAAACCAATTCGGATTATAAAGGCCCGCAGACAAAAGAGATGGAGCGGTATTATGCACAGCTGGTAATGATCGACAGGGCAATGATTAACAAATTGGATGTAGACACAGCAAACATTACTTATGCTACGATCAAAAATCTGGACGTAGTGAAAGAACATGTCCAGGAGATCACCGGAGAGCTGGGAGAATTTAAGGATCTGACGGCTGCAAACTTCAAAGCGACAAATGCACAGATTGAGATCCTGAATGGAAATTATGCGAATATCAAAACGTTAATGTCCGGAGGAGCTGGGATTGGAGATCTTCAGAATATCCATTTGACAACAAAGAATGCAGTGATCGATTCTGCCCTGATCCGGTCGGCAGTAATAGAGACGGTTGCGGTTTCAGATCTTCTGGCGGGCACAATCTCAACGAATAAGTTTACGATAGCTTCTGACGATGGAGGAATCCGGATCCAGGGAGCAACCCAGCAGTGGTCAGACGCAAATGGAATCGTCCGGATGCAGGCCGGCCGGGATGCGAATGGAGATTTTACGTTTTCTCTTTTTGACAAAACCGGAAAAGGCGTCCTGATCGACTCTACCGGAATCAAGGAAAACGCGATCACAGACGGTCTGATCGTCAATAAGATGGTTGCAGACAACGCAGGAATCGCAGGCTCCAAGCTGGATATTCCGTCCGTGGTGTCAGAAATCAACGGAAGCACGGAAACAATCAAATCTTCTCGGATCTGGTTTGATGAGGAGAAGCAGACATTAAGCCAGCTATACAGCAAGACGGCAAAGGACATCGAAACAGCTCAGAAAAAGGCTGATTCAGCATCTGACGTAGCAAAGAATGCAGCTGAAGGAATTCAGACCACAAATCAAAATGTGGCAAGTATTAAAACTGGCTTAGATGGGATGGACTTAAAGCTTTCCGAAACTACATCAGAACTGTACGGCTTGAAAGAAGGAACACTCTTATATAACTGTACCTATCACGATAATGGTGATAATACAACTACAGTAACGGCAGTGGTGTACCGCGCAGGAAAGGATGTTACAAAAGAATTTCCGGAAAGCTGTTATACATGGAAAAGAAAGACAGAAGCAGGGGAACAGGCTTTAGGCTCCGGATATTCCATTACTGTCAGCAACGACGATTATACATTTGGCGGTGTTGTAGTCGGACAGTTTGAAACCGATGATGATACACAGACTGCATTATTAACAATGCAGGAAGGCGTTGTCCAGATTAATGGGAAAGCTGTTGCTTTCAATGGAAAGAACGATTTTGTTGATGCCAACAGTTTCGCAGAATCAAAGACGATCCCGGAAGGAAAAAAACTGCTGTTTGTTGATGCCGAAACCAATGAAGGTGGAAACATCACAGCAGGAAACTTTAAAAAGCAGATCCTGAGCAATCTGGGAATACATGACATCCGGGTGGATGATAGGGATACCAGGCTGGATGAGGTTCTGGATAAACTGCCAAAGCAAGCACTAAGCCAAGGATTGGAGCTTGCATGGATTGGATGGAGTAATAATATTGAGCGCGGGAATGGGATTGAAAATGACGCTATTATGTTCTCAAAACATGCCATAGTAGGCATGCAACGATTGAATCTGAACAGTTTAGCCGAATCAAAGCCGGTTTTTACTGAGAATACTACAAAAATATTGAAACGTGCAAAAGAATTGAATCCTAAGTTAAGAACGTTTGAATATTTGCAATCTGAGAGTGGGCGGACAGATTTTACATATGATGGCGATCATGCACATCTTAATAGCGATGGATCCTGGAAAGACTCGACGGCAGATTTATCCGGATGTACAAGAATATATACATATCAGCAGATCTGTGATTGGCTGGATTACTTTAAGGCAACGGGGACAGACGGCGTATTCTTTGATGATTGGGGTTATGACTTTGCAAAAGAAGATATCTGCTATCAAATGGGGTTTTCCACGGATGATTATGCAGACAAAAATGCAGCCTTGAATCAGAAGTGGATAATGCTGATAGAGGCATGTCACGAACGAGAGATGTTTTTAATCACGAACGGAGGGATGCCTTTTGAAGTGGGGGACTGGTATACTCATCTCGATGAGAACGATGTCATATGCCTGGAATCGTGTCTGATTTCTTCTTCAAATTACAAAGATGATTTTACCTGGCAGAATGGTCAAAAAAGCATATATAACTATTGGACAAACTACTACTCAACTGGCAAATGCGAGGCAAAAATATGGAGCATGAACTATTGTCCCTCAAATGCTGGAGATTATGAGGATATTATCCTTACATATTTATGCGCGATGACTTTAGTATGTGGTGGCGGCTATGTATCAATGGGAACCTTTAAATGTATTGAAAAGCCTGAGTTTATAGGTATGTTTTCCGATGGAAACAAAAAGACAATAAAAAAAATTGACGACAATACCTATCAATTAAAAGTAAACAATCATACACTGGAAGCACATCAGTGGAAAAATCTGTCGGGAAAGGTATCAGAAGATACAGTCCGCAAAAACTATTATATATTAGATGGAAAAGCCTTTAATAATGGATTTTTGACCGCCCCAGTAGTAGAAGGGGAACTGTCGAAGCAAATAGGGGATGTATCTGATAAACTGGATGGAATGAGCGAGGATTCCCGAAAAAACGCGATTTCTTACTGGCGGATGGCTATAGATGACTGGAATGCGTCACTGATATATTCGGATTATACAAACTTTATAAGTACTGGTTCGATAGCACACAGTATTACCAATGGAACTATCGAAGTTGTAAAGAACTCTGATGGAACGTGTGATATCGTCTGCTCTTACAACAAACTCAGTCAAGGTGGAATTTATTTAAATGTAATAAGTCCTTCGAATTACGAAGAATTCGGGCAGACAGGAGAAGGGTTAGAGTTTGGATTCTCCGATGTTATCTTCAATATGTCGGAAGAAAGTTGGACTCTTCCAAATGGTACCGTTTACGATGCAAAATGGCTATGGTCGACTCCGTCCTTTTACGTTTACGCAGATATGCAGCCGTTAGATGGGTCTGCAGTGACGGATTATAACATTGATGGCATCGGAAGCAATATCGGAGAACCGACAGGACATTATAAAAAGACTTCCGGAGATATATTTACGAATTACAATGTCAGAATATGGTTTCATGCTCCGGATAACGAGTTTTTTGACGGTACCGTAACAATCAAAAACGCGTACCTTGTTGATTTGGGAGAGCATTCGGATGAAATTTCAAAGAAATGGTATACAAATATTTTCCCGGCTAATTTTAACAGCTCATCAGCAATGACTGCAGATATAAAAACAGCTACGAAAAATGGATGGAAAGTATATGATATTTCTGTGACGCATACAAATGCCTGGGGATGGACCAAATATAAATACACAGGCGATGAATTGATAAACCTGCGTGGGCATACGGTTGAATTTGGGTGTACGATACTTGCATTCTCAAATGGCGAAAACGGTGTAGGAAGCTCTGCTAATGGTTGGGTCAATTATGCTGTTGGAATCGGTGTTGATACGGATAATCCAAATACGGTTCGTTTATATGCTGACACTGTAAATAAATCAAAAATATGGGATGGTGAAAAAATATGCTGCCTTACTTATACAATTCCTGAGTTTGTTACAAGTTTATGCATAGGATTTCAGAGCTATGGATTTGGGACGGATGTTACAGTTACACTTAAAGACGTATATATGTATGATTTGGGGGAAGAGGGATCAATAAGAGGTAAAGATTCTACAAACGCATCGTTACGTTTATGTAGAATAAACGAAGAACAGGAAAACTTAACTCCATCAAATATAAAAAACGCTTTATACATTACCGATAAAGGAGAAATTTTTGTAACAGATCTAAAAGGCAACCGGGTAAACGTAAACCACGGAAACGGAAGTGTTGATGAACTCCGGCTACTGCCAACCCCAACAGCAGAAGACGAAGGGAAAATGCTGAAAGTTGTTGAAGGCCAGTGGAAATTGATCGAACCTGCATCTGTAGATATAAAGGCGGCATTGAAAGAAAATCTGACTTTGGATATGGATGAGAAATTTATTTATCTGAGGTATGGAACTGAGGAATTATCAAAAGTCTCATTAGAGAACAACAGAGAACCAGATGGTATCGAAATAAACATTGCGAAAGGCAGCAGCTGGTTTAATTCAAACAACATGCCAGGACTTGGTGGAAATGCAGCCAGGGCTTATTCGTATGTTGGTTCTGTTGCCCCAACAGAAGCGGACACAACATATTCTTATGGAGCTCTTTTGCAAAAAGGAACGAAGTATAAGATCAGATCGGCTGCGGGCGAGTGCTATTACGGCCTGCAGATCTATTCGTCAGCAACAAAGATACGGGTTCTGGACTCCGGCTGGCAGGCTCCCGGAACAGAATATGCTTATACGCCGGCAGAAGAAAATCTGTATCTGTATATCAATTTTAAATATGGTGCAGGTGGATCAGCAACGATCACGGATGAGATACTGTCAAAGCTTACAGAGGGATTTTCAATTACTACAGAGAGTTAGGAGGTGAGAAAAATTGAAATTCCAGAAAGAAGTTAATATCTATTCTCCGGAAGCAATCGTAAAACGGTTCAAGGCGAATGAAATAGCTCTTTCTGTTCAGAAAGGAAAAATAGAATCTCTGATCAGCGAAAGCGAGATCATCGAGCTGCAGAATGAAAAAGTAACTATGTACAGCAAGATGTCAGATATCAAACAGACGGTAGATGGTCTGAGTGAGAAATACACGTCTATAAAAACAGGATATGACGCTGTGAGTGAACAATACACTGATCTGGATTTAAAAGTTGCTGAATACAAAAAAGGAGTCGATAGCTTTTCGGCAGAACTGACAAAAGTGAAAAGCAATCTGGAAAATAATTACAGCACCACAGTGGAAATGAACACAGCGATCACCGCGAAAGTTGGTGAGATCACAGCAAGCGTGTCAAAGACATATGCAACAAAGTCAAGTGTTGATGGAATCCGTGTAGGAGGAAGAAATCTTGTAAAGAATGCCGACCGGCTCGATGGAAAATGGAGTGATGCAGGAACATATGTCAGTGAAACAAAAGTAGTTGACGATGAGTATGCCCTGAGCGGAAAACACATTGAAGTGAAATGTACGAAAGCGGGGCCGGGTCCCAATTATCCGGTATTTCCCAAAACGCTGGATAAACTCAACAAAACATATACCTGGTCGTTCTATGCAAAATGCAGTGTAAAGAAGAGCGGAACTGTAGGCCACGAATGTGGCGGAAGAACACAGATCGAACTGACAACAGCATGGAAAAAGTTCACATATACTTGGAAATATACAGATGAGGAATACAGTTCCTTCACCTTTTACTTAAACTTCAAGGTTGGGGAAATCTTATACATCCGAGACTTCAAAATCGAGGAAGGAACGAAAGCCACATCCTGGACATTATCCCCGGAAGATTACAGCACCACTGCGGAAATGAACGCTGCTATTAAAGTAAAGGTTGATGAGATCTCGGCAAGTGTGTCGAAGACGTACGCAACAAAGTCAAGTGTTGATGGGATCCGCGTAGGAGGAAGAAACCTTGTAAAGAATGCTGACCGGCTCGATGGAAAATGGAGTGATGCAGGAACATATGTCAGTGAAACAAAAGTAGTTGATGATGAGTATGCCCTGAGTGGGAAACACATTGAAGTGAAATGTACGAAAGCGGGGCCGGGTCCGAACTATCCAGTATTCTCCAAAACGTTGGATAAGCTCAACAAAACATATACCTGGTCGTTCTATGCAAAATGCAGCGTAGAGAAGAGCGGAACTGTAGGCCACGAATGCGGCGGAAGAACACAAATCGAACTGACAACAGCATGGAAAAAGTTCTCGTACACCTGGAAGTATACAGATGAGGAACATAGCTCCTTCACCTTTTACTTAAACTTCAAGGTTGGGGAAATCTTATATATCCGAGATTTCAAAATCGAGGAAGGAACGAAAGCCACATCCTGGACATTATCTCCAGAAGATTACAGCACCACTGCGGAAATGAACGCTGCTATTAAAATAAGAGCAGATGCTATAACCTCGGAGGTATCGAAAAAGATCGGAGCAAGTGAGATCATTTCAAAGATCAACCAAAGTGCTGAAAAAGTGTCGATATCTGCATCAAAAATCAACTTCAATGGACTTGTTACGGCGAACAATTATTTTAAAGTCAATACGGATGGAAGCATCGAAGCGATAAAAGGAAAAATTGGTGGATGGACGATAACGAGCAATAGTTTGTCGGCTGAAAATATATCGCTTAATGCCAGTTACGGAGCTATGAAATTTTCGAGTAATGGAAAGGTTGTATTTACTCAAAATTCAAGAGGATCCATGTATTATACGCAGTATACAGATGATCGAAATTATAATGCGCTTTTGTTTGGACGGACGGGAATCAAACCTGTACATAAAGATAACTCCGATGAAGAGGAAATATGGCTGAATGATATTGAACCAGATGAAAACTGGGTCCTTAAATACACCAGCAACAGGGTAGTTCTGAATGCAAATGTAGTTAATGCTGACACCGCAAAAGTTGGTCGTGCAACAGTCAATGGAAATGCAACAGTCAATGGAAATGCAACATTTGAAGGTACACTTTATTTTTATGACTGGGAAAACTTGAATACATCTAATTCTAATCCTGTGCATAGACATCCTATAGCATCTGTTACTGCAACGGGAAGCAGAATTGCTTATATAGCATCTGGACAAAGGAAAACTGGAAACACTGATTTAGGTGATACTTATGTAAATTATATTCGCGTCCGAGGTGATTTTGGATTAGAAAATTTTATGACAGCTGATATATATTCAGGTTCACAAAATTCAGACATCCGTTTAAAAAATAACATCAGAGATAGTGATATAGATGCTCTTACTACCATAGAACGAATGCAGGTACGACAGTTTGACTGGAAAAAAGGTGGGCATCAGAATATTGGTTTTGTTGCAGACGAGTTGGAGGAAGTAGACCCGAATCTTGCGCTGGGCGGTGGATATTATGAAAATGGTGAAATGAATATCAAGCAGGTTAATACCCCGTATTTGGTGAATTACACTATTAAAGCCATACAGGAACTATCAGAAATTATTCATAAACAGGATGAGCGTATCCAACAGTTGGAACAGAAAGTGGGATAGAGAATAAAATATGAGAATCCGAGCAGAGCCATAAAGGCTCTTTTTATTTTGTAGAAAATTGCGCCGGCGCAACAGCCGGAGAAAGGGAAGCGCATGGAAACAATCATTTCCTCATGTATCAGTGCAGCGATAACACTTATCGTATGCCTGATCAGTAATCACAGCCAGTCAGAGAAGACCAGGACACTCATGGAATATAAGCTCGAAGAGCTGACAAAAAGAGTAGATAAACATAACAACACGATTGAACGAACGTATGATCTGGAACGCCGGATGGATGTCCAGGAAGAACAGATCAGAGTGGCAAATCATAGAATAGAAGATCTGGAAAGAAAAGGAGCATGAATATGAATGTAAATGTAATGATGCAGTATGTAACTTACGGTCTGGCACTGATCGGAGCACTGGCATTTCTGGTATCGATTATTGTGCAGGTGATCAAGGAACTTCCGGGACTCTGTAAGATTCCGACAAGCGTTGTAGCACTGGTCATATCACTGATTCTGTGTCCAGCAGCATTAGTAATCCTGTGTACGTACTATAAGACGACAGTTACTTGGTATTATGTTTTTGCATCTGTTATAGCAGCATTTGTGGTATACCTAGTAGCAACCGGTGGCTGGGAAAAAGTAAAAGGTATCTGGGACAGAACGAAATATAAAGATTCAGAGTGTGAGTGATCACCCTCTTATTCCGGAGAGAACAAATGTTAAAGATCATAGGAAAAGCCCAGGCATCCGTAGCACAGATGCAGGCCTACATAAAGAAAGTAAATCCCGAGGTGTCCGATTCGGTCATCAAAATGATTCCACTGTATATCACAGAGGGAACCGTGGAAGGGATAAGAGGAGATATTGCTTTTGCCCAGTCCTGCCTGGAAACGGGAAACTTTACTTTCTCCGGATCTGCCGTAACGCTGGATCAGAATAACTTCTGCGGTATGGGAGTGACCAAAACCGGAACAAAAGGCAATAGCTTTAAGACCCCGGCGGAGGGAATCCGGGCACAGATCCAGCACCTGCAGGCGTACGCATCCACAGACCGGTTGAAGAATCGTTGTGTGGATCCACGATATACTTACGTGCAAAGAGGCTGTGCTGAGTACGTAGAATACCTGGGCATCCAGGAGAATCCCAAAGGACAGGGATGGACAGCCGGCCGGAACTACGGACAGAAGATCATCAACATCCTTAATTACATATTATCTATTAAAACAGAGAAAGAGAGTGATACTATGATTACAATCACAAAAATGATCAGCAAAAAGAATTGTTACATCGGACAGAACAAACCGGCATACGTGGTGATCCATGAAACCGATAACTGGAGCAAGGGAGCAGATGCAAAAGCACATGCCACAGCCATGAAGAACGGAAATCTTGCCGGAACCGTTCACTATTACGTAGATTCCAAGTCTATCTATCAGACCCTGGATCACAGTGATGGTGCCTGGGCTGTAGGTGACGGCAAAGGAAAATACGGCATCACAAACCGAAACTCTATCAACATTGAAATCTGCGTAAATCCGGAAACAGACTATTACAAAGCAGTCGACTATGCAGAGCGGCTTGCAGCAAAACTCCTGAAGCAGTACGGCTGGGGAACAGATCGCCTGAAACGTCACTATGATGCTTCCAGGAAGAACTGCCCGCGCCGGATCCAGGCAGAGGGACGCTGGCCAGAATTCGTGAAAAAGACTGCAGCATATATGAAAGGAGCATCCACAGTGAGCACAAAAACAAACACAACCTCAAATACAGCAAAGAAAACAGTAGCATTAACAGGCAAGATCGAAGTCCAGCTTCCGGTTATCAAAAAAGGCAGCTCCGGAACAGCAGTATCAATGCTACAGGCAATGCTCTGTGTAAACGTAGATGGAAAATTTGGAAATGCAACGGAAACAGCTCTGAAAACCTTCCAGAAGAATGTAAAAATCTCAGCAGACGGTATCTGTGGAGCTAACACCTGGAAAAAAGTAATTGAACACATGAAGGTCAATACAAAATAACTTTCAATTATGATTATGAAAAATGTCCGACAGGTACCCACTGCCGGACAGATATTGTATCATCTTTATGTATTTATAACATCCATGTGCTAACGAGCTGGCGCATCTTGAG